GGTGCGAATTTCCCATGGGATGCGTACTTAAAAGCCGTAGCTATGGTACCGTAGTAGGGCTGGGACAATCCAGCATCTCACTATAGGGAGAATTATGAAGTTCAACAAAGCTATCGTAGAGCATTACCTTGCCGCACTTCTTGTTGCTGGCGTATCTATCTGGCAGACTGGTAACCATCACCTCAAGGCTGTAGCCTGGGCTGCTGTTGTAGCAGTTCTCGGACCAGTTGCAGTTGGTGCTTACAACCACTTCAAGTCAACAGCTGCAAAGTAAAGTTAAACAAAAATGCCCCCGCTTCGGCGGGGGTTATTTTTTTATGCCGTTTTACTGTTAGAGGCTATCAGCCTAGCCGCCTCGTTCGGGAGCCTTATAGGCTCCACCGTTTAACCGCATTCGCTTCGCTCATATTATAGTCATACCCAGTGGCGACTTGTCAAGTTGTACCATTGGCAGATTCCATCGGCGTGTCTGGTTTGACAGTGGCGAATACCACCCTGCTATGCTCACGCCATGAACGAAACAACAGTACAACACCGATCTTTCAGCGCCTTTACTTCATGGCTACGCTGTGGCAAAGCATTCCAGCTGGAGCGTAACTTGCAAGCACCACAAGACCCAGCCTGGTGGTTTGTTGGTGGCTCGGCTTTTCACGCCGCTGCCGAAGCATTCCTCCACGCCGAGTTTGAGAAGAAGCAAAATCCTACAGACGAGGTTCCATTCTAATGACAAAAGAATTTGTATTTAATAATCGCATATGCCTAACCACTGGCTATAGCAAACACACTGTCCGCTTAGGATTTAGCATCGGCAAATATGGCATCGATGCTGACTTCTTTTTCTTCTGGTTCTCGTTGGAGTGGTGATGGATGACATCGCAAACCTCAAGCCAACGACAGGCACAGAAGCCGACTATCGTCCTCTTGGCCCAATCAGAGTATGCCCATGCGGGTCAGATCTTTGGTTGGTCAAATGTAAGTTTGACGATGATGGAGAAATCGGTATCTATTTCTTGGACATCAACTGTGCGCTATGTGGTAGCCTCGCAGTCGCAGTCACACCACCACTAGGAGAATCACATGGGTAAGAAGCACGCCAAAGTAATCAGCCAACAGGCTTTTCAACAAGCCTTTGCCGAAACCGAAGTTGTTATGCGACTTGCTCTTGGCAAGCAGATTCAGAAGCTTATTGACAACGAGCCTAACGAGATGATTAAACTAGGCCTTGACCAAGCACGCAAGCTTGTAGCAGGAGAGGAAACCATATCGTGAGCTGGGACAGCATCTGGCGTGAAGCCTTTGATAAGCAAATCGAAGAAGTTCAAACCCGCACTAACACAACGCCATACGAATGGCGCACTGGTGGCAGAGCCACAAAAGAATATCCCAACAAGGAAGATGGCAACTGGTGGGATGAAAACGGCGAGAAGATGTTTTATGACTTCATCAATGCTTGGCAAGAATCTCAGCTGGAGATTTGGGTCAGCCCTGAAGGAGTACCTGGCATCGAAATCGGATTCAACCAATACTTTGGTGACGTTCTCATCAAGGCATTCGCTGATCTAATCGCCGTTCTACCCACTGGCGAGCTAATCGTGGTAGACTTTAAGACTGGCAAATCAACACCAGACTCAGCTATGCAGCTGGGAGTCTACGCTTGTCTCATGGAAATGCAGTTTGGTACACGACCAACTCGCGGCTACTTCTACTCAGCACGCAGTGCTAAGTTCGAAGAAGCTGAAGGACTAAACCGTTGGACAATTCCCGTACTGACTGAGCTGTTTGCTCAGTTTGCACGAGGCTTGGAAGCAGAGGTTTATCTACCTAACATCGGCATGTCATGTAGCACATGCGGAGTAAAGGACTATTGCTACGCCGTTGGCGGAGAGCTTTCATCAATTTACGACCCACTAGCACAAATCAAATAAGGAGCAATAACATGGCAGCAGAAACAACCAAGTTCCAAGTCAACTTCAAGTTGGCCGACGGAACCTTAATCAACATCTATGCAGATAACTCAGCAGAGTTGGAAGCACAGTTGGCAACCATCCAAGACACAGCCGCATTGATCGGTTCTGTCTCAGCAGCGCTGGGTAACTCAAGCAATGTTCGCAACGCTATCCAGTCTCTCGGTGCAACCGTAGTATCGGAGACAACTACACCATCACCATTGAGCTTGTCTGTTAACCAGTGCAAGCACGGTGAGCGTCAGTTCCGTGAGTCAAAGCCAGGCGCACCTAAGGCGTGGAAGGGCTACTTCTGCCCAACGCCAAAGGGTACACCTGACCAGTGCGAGCCTAACTTCGTTCGATAATCCGTCATGCTGTCACTACACCAAGCGGCAGCGAAAAGCACGAACGATTATGCACTGCTACCAGACCTATTCCCTTCGCTCGTAAACGAAGGGATTAGGTTTCGTAGAGGACAACTGACAATGATTGCAGGCGCACCAAACGCAGGCAAATCACTCATAGCCCTTTGGATGGCAGTCCAGATGAAAGTGCCTACGCTGTACATATCAGCAGATACAGATGGCTACACCACTGCTATCCGAGCATCGGCAATGATTACTGGTCATAAAGTTTCCACTGTCGAAGAAGCATTCTCCAGCGGTGCTGGTCAGGACTTCTACGGCCAGGAGCTAGAGAGCATTAAGCATTTGCAGTTCGACTTTGCGCCTAGCCCTACGCTAGATGAAATCGATCTTGCTATCCGTGCTTACGGCGAAGCCTATGGCGAATATCCACACATGATTATTGTGGACAATGCCATGAACGTTGTCTCTATGGCAGGTGATGATTGGTCTGGCCTTCGTGAGATTGCCAAAGCAATGCACCACATTGCTCGCGAGACAGAAGCCGCTGTTGTGCTACTGCACCACACAAGCGAAGCTGAGGGCAAGCCTGACTTGCCACCAAGCCGTAAAGCTATTCAGGGCAAGATTGCCCAGTTGCCAGAGATGATCCTGACAGTGGCTCTCGTGCCACACTCAGGCGAGTTTCGTGTTGCTTGTGTCAAGAATCGCTTCAGCAAGCACAGCGCCACTGGCGATAACTATCTGACCTTGTGGGCAGATGCCAGCCGCATGACATTGTATTCAGAGCTAAGCCAGATGCGAGTCGGGCAGACATGGAATGAGATGCGCCAATGAGTTTCAAAGAAGGACTGGACTATTTCAACGGGCAGGTTGGCATGCTTAACATGTACGATGTAGCCAACACTGACGACGAAAAATTTTTTGCCAAAAAATATTTGGTGAAGCACAACGCACATGACATCTGTGAGATACTAGGACTATGAGCTTACCAACATATTCAGTGACATGTAATTGCGGAATGACTATTACTGGCGGGTCTGAAGCTGGAACCGCTGGTTTATTAAGAAGGCATTTCAAAGACGGCCCGTTCCATGAATCGTGGGCTTTTGTCTATGGCGGTATGGAAAAACTTTATCTTGAAAAACAAGTGGAGTTTATTTATGCGGGCAAGGAGCGAGTGTGAGTACATACGGTAAGCGCAAAGGCTCTGCCTTTGAGACAGGCATTCTCAAGTTTCTTCGTGGCAAAGGCTTAGCCTCTGAGCGTCTGCGCCTAGCAGGCAAGGATGACGAAGGTGACATTGTGTGCATCGTTGCAGGTGCGCCGTACATCTTTGAGCTAAAAGCTACAGCCAAGATGGACTTGCCGCAGTTCTGGCGTGAGGCTACCACCGAGGCATTTAACTATGCCAAGGCGCGTAACTTAGATGTTACGCCACCAGCCTATGTCATCGTCAAGCGCCGCATGGCGGGGCTAGACCAGTCATGGGTTATCCAAGATTTGAACCAGTGGTTGAAGGTAACTGGTGGTATCGAAGCCTGACATCGGCGCCGTACTAGAACATTACGGCGTGAAGGTATTGGATCGGCATGGCTGGGTGCCATGCAAGTGTATTATTCACGACGACGCACAGGCCAGCGCAGCGTACAACTTGGATAACCAAGCGTACAACTGCCTGGTATGTAATCTGCTTGGTGATGTATATGACCTAGTAGCCCGCAAGGAGAACATAAAGGAGTTTAGAGATGTTAAACGCAGAGCAGAGGAACTTGCTCACGGAAGCAGCCGAAAAATATTGCAGCAGTCTAACACCACAGGCAGCCTCTTACCTAGAGGCACGAGGAATCACGGCGGAAGTCGCGCATACGTTCCGTCTTGGAAGCGTCGTGGAGCCTAGTGCTGGACATGAGCATGCCGTTGGTAGACTATCCATCCCGTACCTCACACCCGCTGGTGTCGTAGGAATTAAGTTCAGGAGCATCGATGACACAACTCCAAAATACCTCTGGCCTTCGGGTCAAAAGATTGGGCTATACAATGTGCTTGATCTTCATCGCTATAGCGACACGATTGCCATTTGCGAAGGTGAGATTGACACTATTGTGGCATCAGGTATCGTGGGAATCCCTGCGGTTGGAGTTGCTGGAGTCAGCCAGTGGAAACCCTGGTTTCCTAAACTCTTTGAATCATACACTCGTATCCTTATCTTTGCGGATAATGACGTCAAGGAAGACGGAACCAACCCAGGACAAGAACTAGCTCGACGGATCAAGGAAGACTTGGACAAGGCTACTATCGTCCAATTGCCACCTAATATGGACGTCAATGAGATATACTTGCAGCTGGGTAAGAACTGGTTCGACGAGAGGCTAGCTGCATGACAACCATTGCTGCGATTCAAGGTCCTGACTGGGTAGTCGTTGGGGCTGATTCACAGTCCTCTGGCGAGGATGGCTTTGCCATCAACATACCAGGCGGTAAAGTATTTAAGAATAGCAACATAGTCTTTGCTGGAGCTGGCGCGGTGCGAGGTATTAACCTGCTGCAACACGACTTCGCACCACCAGTGATTAACACCAAAGACATTGACAAGTATGTCACTCGTCAGCTCATTCCTGCCATACGCCGTACCTTTAACGAGGCTGGCTATGAGATTAACAAGGGTGACTCAGCTGTAGAGAATGACAACATCTGGATCGTTGTTGTCAAAGGCGAGGTGTATCGCATTGATGAGGATTACTCATGGGAGCGTACCAATAACAACCTGTATGTCGCAGGCAGCGGAGAGCAGTTTGCTCTCGGCGCCATGGATGCGCTAACCAATGGCGTTATGGTCGATGACCTGGCCAAGGCAAAGAAGATAGTCACCAAGGCTATTCAGACAGCCAGCAAATACGACACCGCCACAGGCGGAAAGATTACTGTCACGGTTGTGCAAGGCTTCTAGTGCCAACCTTTATGTACGGTCCGCAGGACGGCGCACCCGTGCCAGAAGTATTGTGGGTATTGGATCAGATCGAACTGGTGGATAACCACAATTCAAATGGAAAGATGATATACTGTTACGAGCTTAACATGGAAGACAAGAACTACTACTTTGTAGGCGAATTCGACGGGGGAGAACATGAGTGAGCAACGAGGATTTAGAGTTGGCGATTTCGCTTTTGAATCGCAGCGGCTTTTTAGTACAGAGCTACGACATGATGACGGGGCAGATAACAATTACCCTGCCAATCACAAGGAATTCTGTGACAACGTATGGGAAATAATGGACGAGATAGGCAACCTGTTGATTACGAAGCAGTTGGACTACGGCCCAGGGAATATCAACAACGCCCATGGTGGGCCAATCAATGGTTTACTTGTCCGCATTGGGGACAAGTTCGAGAGACTGAAGAACCTAGTCAAGAAGCAACAGATTAAACCACAGCACGAACCAATCGAAGATTCATTCAAAGACCTAGCAAACTACGGTGTCATCGGCTTGATGATCCAAAGAGGAAAATGGCCTAAATAATGAAAAGCATCGTTGTCGTCTCAGATTTACAGTCCCCGTATCATGATGTGGCGGCGACCGAAACTCTTGCAAAGTTTATTAAAGCATACAAACCAGATGAGGTGGTATCAGTTGGAGACGAAATCGACTTCCCGCAAATCAGCCGTTGGGAAGAAGGCTACGGCGGCGAGTGGAAATACGACATCGGAAAGCACAGAGATATTACCGTCCGACTACTTGAGTCACTTAATATCAAACATATCAGTCGGTCAAACCACAGTGACAGACTGTATAACAAGCTTAGAGCTAAAGCCCCAGGGTTGCTCGGCTTACCTGAGTTGGAGATTGAGAAGTTTCTCAAGCTTGACGACCTTGGAATTACATATCACCATCAACCCTACGAACTTGCGCCTAATTGGATACTTGTCCACGGAGATGAAGGCAACATCCAGCCTACTGCTGGAGCAACTGCACTTGGACTTGCAAAGAGGGCAGGCGTCAGTGTTGTCTGCGGACATACGCACCGAATGGGTCTTACCCATTGGACGCAGAGCTGGGCTGGTAAAGGAAAAACTGTTTGGGGTTTGGAGGTTGGTCATCTAATGAACCTGAAGCACGCAAAGTATATCAAGGCTGGGCTGTTCACATGGCAACAGGGCTTTGCTATCTTGCATGTGGACGGTAAGACGGTGACGCCTCAGCTTGTTCCTATTATCAACCGATCATTTGTTGTTGGAGGAAAAGCGTGGCGGTGGTAGAAGTGCGAATGTCGCCTGGCGACATCGCGTTTGCTACAACCGAAGCGGTTGCTCGGTTTAACTTTAATCGTGCCAAAGGCAACGACGCGTCACAAGGCAAAGCTCCCACATGGGTTGAGCAGGTTGCCCGTGAGATTAGCGGTTGCTTGGGTGAGATAGCCATTGCTCGCTGGCAGGACAAGTATCCTTTTGCTATCTTTGAGGATCGTAAGCTCGGAGATGTTGGCCCATTTGAGGTACGCACTACTGCGTATTCCACCGGTAAGTTGCTTGTCAATAGCGATGACAACCCAACCAGAAAGT